AGTTTAGAGTTTGTAAAAAATTTATCAGCGTCTGCCAAGAACGCATTGAATGTATTTTATGTTAAAATGAAAGAATTTTTCAAACGAATGGTTATAAAAATATCAATTACAGTCAAACAAATCGTCGATAAAGGATTTGAATATTTTGCTGATTACTTTGATATGGATGCGGAAATTAACGGTAAATTCGAATTTGAAATACCATGACACAAAAACAATTACTCTGTACATTCTCAAATAGTATTCAATACACAGATGCACTGAAGGAAATACCACGACAATATAAATTAATCGACAATAAGATCTTTATATTTGCGAATGAGAATAATTTACGAGAACTATATCTTACATTTAATGTAGAAAAGAATGATCTTAATAATCGATTTAAAGGTACAATTAGTATTCATCGTAAAAAGCAAACAAATACACTATATACGCTCAACGCAATGAATAAGTTGATTGCCGACGAAAATAATGGAGTGTATGACAAGAACTTTCAGTTAAGTTGGGAACTATATAAAAACAGCATCATTTTAACTAACGATGTCGGTGTAAAAATAGTTCCATTAAAATTGTTCTCTATCCACGAAATTTAATATTTATTTTTGACTTGATTTTGGTGTGTACCTAGTGTACACTGAATTTAGGTTGGTTATAAACCGAGTCGAGTGATTTGGTTCAAATAATTAACAATTAAACAATTAAATAATTAAATAAATTATGGCATTAGATATTAGTAAGCTGAAGAGTCGTTTGAACTCCCTTTCAAACACAAATCAAAAATCCAACTTGATTTGGAAACCAAAGCCAGGTAAACAAGTAGTTCGTATTGTTCCATACAAGTATGAACCTGATAATCCGTTTATCGAACTAAAGTTTCATTACAACATCAACAACAAGACGTATCTATCTCCTGATAGTTTTGGTCGTCCAGATCCGATTGTTGAGTTTAGTAACCGTTTGAAGAAGACTGGTTCTAAAGAAGATTGGCAGATGGGTCGTAAGATGGAACCCAAGATGCGTACATTTGCTCCCGTAATTGTCCGTGGCGAAGAAGGTGAAGGAGTTAAGTTCTGGGGATTTGGTAAGCAGGTTTATCAAGAACTTCTATCAATCATTAGTGATCCTGACTTTGGTGATATTACTGATCTAACCGGTGGACGTGATATTGTCGTGGAATTTAAGACTGCTGAAGGAGGAGCTAGTTTCCCAGAAACAAGTATTCGTGTTAAGCCAAATGTTAGTGTAGCGATTGATCCAAAAAACGCACAGTTGCTTGACGCTCTAAAGTCACAAGTTAACATCTTGGATCTTTTCCCGGAATTTTCTTATGAAGAGCTCAAAGAAGTTATGGATAAGTGGTTGAATCCTGATGCAGAATCAGCTGAAACTGTTGTACCAACTACATCAGCTACATCACCCACAGATGATGACGACGTTCCATTCACAGCACCAACCACTCCATCAATGGTTACACCCTCAGTTAAAGCAGTACAGTCGCCAAGTACGGTTAAAGCTAAAGGTAAAGACAGTGTAGAACAAGCATTTGATGACTTGTTTAACTCCTAAAAAATAAAAATAAGCCGGTGGAGTTTTTATACCCCATCGGCTTTCTAGTTATATACGTTATGGCAAAAAAAAGTCTTATTAAAGAGTCGGGTCAACGAGACGAATTAATCGAATTGTTGGCAAATGAGTTAAACAAAGCAAACAAAGACGGTGGTAAAATTGCTTATTTTTTAGATGAACAGGAAAATCCTGCTGAAATTAGTGATTGGATTAGTACGGGTTCTTCTATTCTGGATCTAGCCATTAGTAATCGTCCACACGGTGGTCTACCTGTGGGTAAGATGATTGAATTTAATGGATTGGAAGGAACGGGTAAAAGTCTAGTTTCAGCACATGTTGTTGCTGACACTCAAAAGAAAGGTGGTGTTGCTGTAGTAATTGATACAGAAAATTCAGCAGCTCCAGAATTCTGGAAAAGTCTTGGTGTAGATCTATCAAAACTTCTATATGTTCAATGTGAAACTGTTGAGGATATCTTTGAACAGATGGAGAAGATGATTGCAATTGTAAGAAAGTCTAACAAAGATCGTATTCTTACAATTATTGTTGACTCTGTTGCAGCCGCATCAACAAAGGCGGAATTGGAAAGTGATCATGGTAAGGATGGTTATGCAACTGGTAAGAGTATTATTATCAGTAAAGCAATGCGCAAGATTACTACAATGATTGGTCGTCAGAAGGTACTTACTGTATTTACTAATCAGTTGCGTCAGAATTTAAATGCTATGGCATTTGGTGATAAGTATGTAGTATCAGGTGGTAAATCACTTGCTTATCATTGCAGTGTCCGAGTTCGTTTGAACAACACAGGTAAACTCAAGAAGGGCGACGAGGTTGTTGGTAACGTATGTAAAGCGATTGTTGTGAAGAATCGTATGGGTCCGCCACAACGTCAAGCAAATTTTGATATCTATTTTGATAGTGGAATTGCTGACTATGGTAGTTGGATTAAAGTTCTAAAAGATCAAAATCTGATTAAACAGGGTGGTGCTTATTACACATACAAGAAGGATGATGGATCCGAATGGAAGTTTCAATCCAAAGATTTTGTGACTGTAATGAAAACAGACAAAGTGTTGGGAGAAGAAATTTACATGAAGATTTGTGATGCTGTAATTATGAAGTACAAAGACTTTAATAGTCAGATCATTGACGATGCTGTTGTGGAGGCAGACGAAGAAACTACCACGACTGAAGAATAATAACGTGTTGATAGATTGTTTTCCACATAGTCATCTATATTGGATTATGTGGAAAACTTTCATTTGACGACGATGTATATAATGTAAACCTCTATTAAATGAGCAATTTTGACAACAAAGAAATGAAGAAGTTATTCTCTTTATTTCAAAACGTAGACCCCGATTCTGTTACCGGCGGTCTTAAAAAAACTACCAATTCTGATATTCTTCTTGTTGACGGGCTTAATACTTATATTAGAAGTTTTATGGCAATTCCTTCACTCAATGAAGACGGATTACATACTGGTGGTATTGCTGGATTTTTGAAGAGTATTGGATATGCAATTAAATTACTTTCTCCTACCCGAGTTATTATCGTATTTGACGGTAAAGGTGGTAGTCAGAAACGCAGAAAGATTTATACGGGTTACAAAAATGGCAGAAAGACAGACATTCGTCTTAACCGCAATTATGAAGAATTATCTTCCTCACAAATCGAATCTGTAAATTTTAGAAAAGAATTGGTTCGTACTGTAAATTATTTAGATACATTGCCTGTAACAATTATGGCAATTGATCAAATAGAAGCAGATGACACAATTGCTTATTTAGCTAAAGAAACGTTTAAAGACAGTAATGTAACCATTATGTCTACAGACAAAGATTTTTTACAACTAGCAAGTGATAAGATTAAAATCTGGAGTCCGACAAAAAAGAAAATTTTTGGTTGTAAAGAAATATTGGATGAATATGGTATTACCTGTAATAACTTTATTCTTTATAGAATGATGGAAGGTGATGTAAGTGATAATATTCCAGGATTGGATGGAGTTGGTTTGAAAAGAGTTGTTAAAGCATTTCCTTTTCTTGCTAACGAAGATCAGTCTTGTTTACAACAAATTTATAATTATTCTGAAAATAATCGGGGTAAATATAAAATTTATGATACTGTATTAGACAATAAGTTATTGCTTGGTCGTAACTATGAATTGATGCAGTTACATAATACGCAAATTCAATCATTTACACAATTACGTGTAGAAGAAATTATCAATACTCCCGTCAAGAAAATTGATAAAATTAGCTTTTCTAAGTTAATTACAGAAGACAAAATGTGGAATAATATCCCCAATTATCACATCTGGTTACAAGAATGTTTCGGCAAATTAAATAGTTTCGTGGAATAAAAAATGTCGGTTAATAAAAGTTGAAAATCACTGAATTCAGTGGTATAGTAGAGTTATCTTATGGAAAACAAAAAAGCAATTGATTCATTAACAAAATACGGCCGTGACTTCCAAATCAAGTGTATTTCGTGTTTAATATCTGATCGTTCGTTTATTGAACGTATTAATGATATTATCGAAGTAGACTTCTTTGAAAGTGATGCAAACAAGTGGGTTGTAAAAGAAAGTATTAAATATTTCAACGAATATAAAGATCTGCCAACTTTAACTGTATTCAAGATTAAAGTTGATGACGTAGGTGATGAACTTCTCAAGCGGAGTATCGTAGACAATCTAAAGTTGGTTTATCAAAAGGTAAGTGATAGTGATCTAAAGTTTGTAAAGGAACAGTTCTTGGAATTCTGTAAAAATCAGAAACTAAAGAATGCTATTATTGAAAGTGCCGATTTATTGGCACTTGGTCAATATGATAAGATTAAGAATGTGGTTGATCACGCGATGAAAGCTGGTATGGAACGTAATATTGGTCACGATTATACCGAAGATGTAGAACAACGAATGAGTGTAAT